CTTTGGGCATATGGTGCCGGGTGCCTCCCGGAGAGTCGTTGGGATAACCACCCGTGACTCGCTGCTTCAGTCGTTCATGATGAGCGCCAGTGTAAAAGAGCCATCCGGTTAATTAGCCCCTCCGCTTAGGGGGATTCACCAAAGTTTATAACCAGCATGGATATAAAAAAGCGATCAATTATCAAAATGCCAGAAAGATTTCCCGGGCGTTAGTGGCGCTGTTTCTACAGATACTTTTTCACTGCGTTTGAAACTTCTTCCTGAGTAAGTTCCCGGTCAGAAGCAACAAAAATCTCGGCATGATCTCCCGTTAATGAATGAATTCCGGTAAGCATTATTTTTAGTGAGACTTCATCACCGTTTGGGTAGCTTCGAATAATTGATGTTACAGGCTCAAGTACATTTAGGACCTCTACCTGCTGCGAGTTGAAGAAAACCAATAATTTTTTCATAAAGTTGCCTTAACCCCGTTTGCGTCTGCTTTAAGGCAGATGTCATTTTGACTTCAGGTAACCGTAAATGCTTAAGAAAGGCCACGCTACCGCGTGGCCTTTGTAAGTATTGCATGCCATTCAGTCTGCCACGCTTCGGAGCCACCGAATAGAGCGCTGACTAAACGGCACCCAATACACCTGTTAGATTGATAATCCATACAGGTTGGGTTGAGTGTAGACGTTAAAAAAAAACAGAAACCTTTAAAAAAGGAATAGTTATGTTTGTATCGTTTTATGGAACATATGAATGCATTTAAGCCAAAAACAAAGTGTAATTCACTTTTTCCATAACGATACGTCAGAGATATATTGGTATGAGTCTTGGGAAGGATACTGTGAGCTGCGTGCAGCTTCAATCTTCCTGATACTGTCCTTATCGATATTGCACTGGCCCAGCGCCGATAGCAGGCTGACGTTCAGATCCAAACTGGTCCCGTAGGTCAGCTGTTCGGGAATGGCTGGCTGCTGCGTCTCAGCTGTCAGGTTTGCCGGAAGCGGCACCACCGGAACCGGCACGTAAACTGTCCGCGTATTTCCGCAGCCGGTCAGCAGCTGCAACAGGCACAGGCTGACGAGCGCAATCATCATCCGCAACAGCCACTTTGATATCTGCCTGGGCTCTCTGTGACTCCAGTGTGATCTGGTTCTTTGCATGCTGATTTGCTCCCAGAACGATATTGGTTATGGCCACCGTCTTCAGGACGTTGTCCATGACAGCGCGGTTGCTGTCATTCGCTTCCTGTAGCGTGTCCAGGCTGGCGTTGATACGAGTGTTTTCGTTCCAGAGCCACGCGAATACCACCAGCGCTGCAACGGATAGCCACCAGCGCCAGTGCGCCTTGAACAGCTCAAAAGCCGTGATAAGCGCCGTCATGACAGCGCCGCCTGCGCGCGGCTATAACACGCCTTGCGATCTGCTAGGCCATTCTGTCCGCCGTTTATGATCTGCGTGACGCGGACGATATCGCCGGAATACAGCAGGCAACCGCGTAACGCGAAGAACCAGGCCGCCGAGCGGGCAGCGTGTCGTTCCTGCACCAACAGCTCCGGCGTGCTGACCAGGTCCAGCTTCAGTGCGGTACCGCATTTGGTGTAGTTCTCACGCCCGGTGATCTGCAGCAGACCACGGCCGCGATATTTCCAGCCATCACCCTCAGCGACGTTCCCCATTCGGCCACCATATACCAGGTTGGCAATCTGCGGCTGGTGGGCATTCTGTTTACCATCAACCCGGCCCAGCATCTCGCACTGGTACGCCGTAAGGCGTTTACCGAAAGTTTTCTTCAGGCCGTCTACCGAATAGTTGAAGCTCTCCACCAGCGAGGTAAAGCCTGCCGATTCGTGGCCCAGTTGCGCGATGAACATGGCCTGATCGTTAACTGCGGTGATGCCGAACTCTTTCATTGCCGCGTCGATATGCGGATACCAGCGCGCAGCCAGCCCGGCGCTGAGGTTAGCCGCCTTCTGAAATTGTGTCTGATTCATGTAGTTCCTTACTTGGTGTCACCACCAAAGCGGACGTTGATTAGGCGGTTTGCGATGGTTCGCACCTGCTCAACGCCAACAAAGCCCAGCGCGCCGCCGATAGCGATTGAGAGGGATTGAGGAAGGTTGATGTAGTCCAGGCCGGAAACAACTGTTAATGTCATGGCTCCGCACATCAGGCCTTCAAGTGACATCTTTTTCCAGCCACCACCGCCGTAAGCAATTCTCAGCACTGCCATTATGATCGACAGCAGCACAGCACCGACGGGCGTATCTCCACGCCACCAGCTATGGAGCAGATCGATTAACTCCGTCCAGGAGTGAGGGTCGTTATGCATTTTCATATCTCTCACCTCGCTGGTTCGCGGGTGTTGTATGGGAAGGATTCAGGCTCTCCGGATGAATTAACGACAAGACCTTGATGGGGGTTCCGGGAGCCTGAAATAGAAAAGGCCGCCAACCGGCAGCCTTAGAAATAGATGATATTGAGTTTGTAGTGCCGGGTGCCTCCCGGTGATTCTGCGCCAGACCACAGAACCGCGTCATTCACCTGCCCTGTCTAGTCGCCCCACCGCATAGGGGGATTCACCACAGGCACAGCCTATTCGCCTTTCATCAATAAAGCTAACGTTATCTGTTTTATTTATTAGCAGCGAAAAAAAGACCAGCAGTGAATGCTGGTCGTAAACGCCGTTGTATACACAGTGGGCATTAGCCCACGTTTTTCTAGTTATGTATCGAGAGCACTATTAAATGCCAACTTAAGTATAGCATTCGCCCAAGCGGCAGAATGGCAACTGAAGTGAATAAAAAACCCCGCCGGAGCGAGGTTTCAGAATTTGTTTGTTTAGGCTTTTCGACGCTGCCATCGTGGTGCAGCTCTGCCAAGCATGAAGGGATTATTCATTTTTCTGGCCCGTTTTCAACTCCATTTTAAAAATATTTAACATACCTCTCACTTTTGCCCTGCTTCTATCTGCCTGCGAACAGCCAGAAATACCTTCGCCTGGAATATCTCAAGGCACCAGCGCACGCGCTTTCGTGCCTCTCCGGTGGTCAACCAGGGCGCCACATGCTGCAGTTCCCGGGTGATGTCAGATATCTTCTTGCGGGTGGTGTAGAACTGCATGCCGACCAGATACACCGGGTCGTGCTGGTTGAAGGTTGCCAGCATGACCTGCTCGATAAAATCAGCATCATCACGACGCTCGCTCTGCTCAATTAGTTCAGAAAGTGTTACCGGCCAAAGAATGGCGCGGGCGCGCAACGCTGCCTGAACGCCACGGAACCCCTCCTCCCTCGCCTGCCCCAGCGCCTCGGTGATGCGCGACAACTGAGCATCCGACCACTCCGATTGCTTCACCTCAGACCAGAACTGGCTGCAGTTCTCCAGACGATATTGCGCACGGGTTTTACCGCCGACACATTCGCCCCAGACAGTCAGCAGGGATTTGATCCAGGCAGACTGAACGCTCTTTAATGGCGTGAACTTTCCGAGGTAGCTTTTTCTCGGTGCAGATGCTGCTTTACCCAGACCTTCGATATGCATGCGGCGTTGACGTGGTGTCATCCTGTACTGCTCCTTAAGCCAGAACGCCGAGCGCGAAGGCCCGGTCCAGCAATCTGATTATCATTGCCGGCTGAGCACCATGGTTGCGCTCAAATTTAACCGGGTCGTTGTGTAGTTCGGTATGGTGTTTACGACATAAGGGGATCGCGAAGATGTCGTGTGCCTTCGTTCCCATTCCTCCCTGCCCCCAGCCAATGAGGTGGTGCGGATCATCTGACGGCATTCCGCAGCACTCGCACGGCTGCGTTTTTACCCATGCCAGATATTTTTCGTCCATCCAGCGGATGCGCTTTGGCCGCTTCATGAAAGTCTGTGGTGATTCGGGATCCACCAGCACGCCGACTACTGGCCTGATGGCTGGTGATGTTGCTGGCGCTGGTGGTTCGCTTGGGAGTGTTGTGGCTAACGCGCGGGCTTTGTTGGCAATAATGCTGGTGGCAGGTACAGACGGTACGATCTCGCTCTCGCGGAAGGTTTCTTTCGCTGCTGGCAGGCGAAGAGCCTCGCGGGCGACTGCTTCAGGCAATGCATCAGCAACCCCGGCACGCACAGCCCACCAGCACAGCTCAGCCAGAGAAATTTCGCGAGACCGGTCGAGCGCCAGCGCCACCCGGGCGGTATCCAGCACCCAGTCGATTACGTTCTGGCGCGCCAGTTCTGCCAGGCGTTCGGTGTGCTGCCCGCGCAGCTGATTGTCGCAGTGGCCGCAAAGGCGGATTGCGCCGGGTGCATGTCGCATGGTGGTCATTTCGTGGTAGTGGTAATCGCTGTGCGGGTACTGGCAGGTATCTCCACTGCGCATTAACCAGTATTCGAGGCCACTCAGCCCACCAGCAGCGGTGATCACCTTTTCGTGAAGGAAGAACGGGCGCAGTGCCGCATTACCGGCCAGCGGCTGGCGCGCGTCGGGTACGCGACCTGTTGCGAAGCTTGCCATGCTTGTGGGCTGGCTCTCCACCAGCACACGACCGCCACTGAACATGCTCATCAGCTCGCTGCCGGGTTTTAGAAGCACCACGCCCAGTTCCCGGGCGATAACCGGTTTCAGTAAGGCGCGCATCAGGCGATCTCCCCGATGATGATCTGCCCTTCTTCACCCCAGAGCTTTGTCACGCGAGAATCCCAGATATGAGAGTCATCAGCATAGATGGCATCCATCAGCGCTTTTTCCAGATTGTCTTTGTCTGGTTTCTGCTGGTGGGGTTTGCCCGCCATTGCCTGGCGCTTCTTCTTGCTCCAGCTCGGTGGCATCGGGAGGATAAACGTAACGTGAGCGCCAGCTTCCGGCAGTTCGACACCCAGTAGCCGAACGTGATCGCAGAAAGCGCGATACCGAAGAACCTCCGGGCGCTTTTTCCACTTATCAGACCTGGTCATTCTGGGCTTTCCCATCGGGGTGATGTTGTAGGTCTTCACGCTCACCTCCAGATCGGCTGCTGGAATGTCTTATCCTGCCGTGGGGCTTTATTAGCCTCCGGCAGATAAGCGGTGAGCGTCCAGTGGATCAGATCGACATCAAGGCTTCGCGCAGTGCGCACGTCATTAGCGCGATAGCGGGCCTCGAGTTCGTCCACTTCTTTCGAGGTGAGTTGCGTGTGAATGAAGTTAGTTTTCTTCATGCCGCCACCTGGTAGCGCGCAGGCAAAAAGAAATCGCTGGCCCCGGAAGAGGTCAGTTGAAGTGTTTGCTTAAGTGTCTGTTTGATTGGTTTTTGCGCCATGGTCTCTCTCCAGTGGCGCAGCAGGTATAGGTTGTTCAGGCCTATGACGGGAGTGTAACAGAATTCTGCGAAACGCGATAACCAGCCCGCTCCAGCATCAGCGTGAAGAGTGTCGGCGTTCCTACAATTTCATCAGGCTGGAGCGGCATAAACGATACTTCGTCACCACGTCTGTACATTAACGCTCGCTCGCATTCCGGAAATGTGTGCAGTCGTGCAACGATAACCCCATCGTGACATCTGATGACCGCATAGCCCTTTTTTGGTAATTCTTCTGTTTCTTTCACCGCACCCCTCCACCCGGGAAACTAATTGCATGCTGTATTAATAAAACCAGTCGTCTGCGCTTTCCCAGGTCTGCTGAAGGATTTCTTCAACCGTCTTTTTAACCTCTTCCTCACCACCATAAACACTTAATCCATCCGAGCCTGCGCGACGTATCACCAGACTGCAATCATCGAACTGGTTCTGGAGTCGTTTTAATAGTTCTTTTTCCAGTGCCGGAACCGCGCCCTTAGGAAGTTCTTTAGTACGATCAATGGTTAACTCAACTTTCATAATTGCCTCCGCTGCATTAACTGTATATTCATACAGTATACCCGCAATGCGATTTAATCAATGCTCTAACCACACAAAATGCCTAGGGATTTATAAAAAAATGATAGTGCAGCCCCACTTATAGCGGGATGTGAGCAGGTGGCATTTTCTGTATGATAGCTGGATTCAGGTCAATCGACGGCTCTTAGCGAGTAAGCTAGATGTGATCAGGTCGCTTGGTTTTGTATGTCATGTATGAAATAGTTATTCCCCATTAATAACAGTCCGTTGTAGATTAATTAGACAATCAGAGGATGATGTATGCGTATTGAAACCGTAACGGAAATTCACAACTTTTTAAGTGATTACTATTTAAACTCTGAGGATCCGATATCTCCTCCTGGTGTAAAAGATATGGGGCTACTGGAGTCAGCATGCGCCAGACCGTTTGCGTCTGCCGGCGGACAAGATGCTTTTAGTAATGTTTATCACAAAGCAGCAGCCCTTTTTCATGGTATTATTTCCAATCACTGTTTTTATAATGGAAATAAAAGAACCGCATTATTATCAGCCCTTTATTTTTTAAGTGACAACAACCTATGGTTAGAACGTTGTAATGACGAGGAAATGTTCGAATTCACTCGTCAGGTTGCTGCTCACGAAATTTGTGATAAAAGAGATGATGAGATCTCTGTTATATCAGATTGGTTTAACAAAAACACTCGGAGAATAGTAAAAGGAGAGAAGCCTCTTAACTTTGCAAGCTTGCGCGATAGCCTTTCGCAATTCGATTTCTATCTGGAAGACGAAGGAATGTATGCATATATATATAAAGATGGTGAACAAATCGAAAAAGTTCTAAAAAAAGGCAAGCAAGGAATGCAAGAGTATGATCAAGCTTATATCGCTGAGCTACGAAAACGGCTTGAATTGACCCCGGAGCATGGTGTTGATAGCGCAAGATTTTATGGTCAAAAAGGATTAACCGAAGATCTAAATGAGTTTATGCAACTTCGTGTAAAAGTCTTTGATTGGTTAGCCAAGATCTGATTTGGAAAAGCCTGCTTAATTGCAGGCTTAAGCCTGCCTTGATAAATGGTTTTTCTCTAAGTAAATCACTAAGTCAGTACATCATATGTATATCCAATGAATAAAAACCATAATTCCTAGATTTAAATAGCGGTTAAGCGGTATCCAGAATGTAAAACAGCCCGCGTCCTCAATCATTACGCATTTCTCCGGCAGGTTTGCCCTTACCAGCGCGTCAACTAACGGCGGCGGTACAGCGTTGCCGCAGTGCTGTACCTGTTTGTCCTTCGCGTATCGGGTCCCTTTGTGGCCGTGGTCGATGATGTACCATTCTAGAAAACCTTGCGCGCAATTATTCAGTCTTTCGCGAACGGTTATTCTGGTTTACTACCAAAGTCAGGTGACGGGCCGTGGGGGAATGTCCACTTATATCCAGTTTTCTCGCGCAACCGGTTCAGAATTTTAAAAATTTGGTCATATACATACTGATTGACAAACTTTACGAGCTCTTCCCATTCGTCTCTACCACCAATATGCATACTAAGGTTACAATTCATTTTCATGTCAAATACTTCCCCATCAAAAGTTATCTCGATGGAACTTTGAATTGAATCATGCCCTCCATTATGGGCATAACGCTGATTTCTAATTTCTATAAGCTCGTTATGAATTTTTTTGAGATGCTTAGGTATTTTTTTCTCTGATATGCGGCTGGCACCCGTGGTGCTAACAAACAGACGAGAATAAGTCACCACGAATGCTGTCGTTAACATTTCCTGTTCAAAGGCCGACTCCATAGTGATTTCGAATTGGGTAGTCCGAAGCCTATGATAAATGTAACTTAGGCTAGCTACTGCTGGCATCGCCATCCCAAGTCGAATCAGATTCTGAATGTCTGCATCCGCTTTTTCTAACATTTCACTTCCGTGTGATACATAGTTTTCAATCTCTTCCCGAATCTCCTTGGGAAGGAGTTTGATTGCCTCTTGGCTAATAATAATTTTTTTATCGTCTTCCCATAACAAAGGGCTGTTTTTCATGAAAAGCCTCGAACCAAAACTTCTATTAAATATTTGTCCACGAATATGAGGTAAACAGGACTACCTAGAGTCCTGCTCACATCAAATTTTCCTCCCATTTTTACATTAAATCGAGCAGTATTTGATTAATTTTGTCATGCTGCGCACTCCTGCTTAACCCCCATTCGCTGGCAGGCGGTCTGAAAAATATCTGGCTCCTTCTCGATGCCGATGAACGGGCGTCCGAGTTCCTGACAGGCAACGCCGCTGGTACCGCTTCCCATCGTAAAATCGAGCACCAAGTCACCCGTAGTGCTATAGGTTTCGATGATGTATTTAAACAGCGCCAGCGGCTTCTGCGTTGGGTGGAAATTCCCGATCTGTTTATCGCTCGAGAAGAACTGAACATCGCGCGGGTACCGCTTTGTCGAATTGTATTCAGTCAGCGTCAGCGCCTTTCCGTAGCATTCAGAATTAACGGCCTTCCGCTTACTGGTCTTGCGGGTATATCCCTCAGTCATCTGAGGGTTATACGTTGGCTGGCGGCGGTAAAACACCTCGATATTTTCATGCGCGCGTAGCGGCTGCTTTTTGGCGTTCAGGAAGCCTGTGGCGTTACCTTTCTCCCATATCCATTCAGAGCGCCAGTGCCGTAAGTTGCTGGCAACCAGCGCGCTGGTAAACGGCTGAGCTGAAAACAGGACAATTGCCGCCGTCGGCTTAGCGATGCGATAGAGCTGCTCCCACATTAGCGATAAGTCGAGAACCGAATCCCAGCGGCACTGCGTAGTGCCATAGGGAATGTCAGCACAAACCAGATCCACACAACCGTCAGCAATCGTCGCGAAAATATCGAAGCAATCAGCATTGTGCAAAATGATCGACTCAGTCATTCCAGGCCTCCAGCTCGTTCTGAATTTCTTCGTCGATCTCGTCGTTAGTAGCGTCCTCATTGAGGTAGCTCAGCGCTTCTTTCCGGTACTGCTGTCGACGATTGCTGTCATACCAAACCGAAAACTCAGGAGACCAGCCGCTGTCATCGCAGTTTTCAGCAAAGAAGTCATGCATTGCGTTGTTATAGGCCAGGTTCTCTACCATGCAGTCAGCAGTTGTCAGGGCGCACTCGCGGATATAGCCACGCAGATCGCGCTTATGCCACCACGGACTCACTTTCGAATCGCAGCGGCCTTTGAACTCAACTTCCCAGCGGCGGATGCAGCGTGCTTTAAGTGACTTGCTCATTGGTCTGCTCCCTGGCGAAGTAACGCATCATGAAGAGCCATTGCACCTACTTCTCGTTGAGCAGCATCTTCGTAGCTAATGCCGTTCGACTCCATGATGCAGTCCCTGTCGAGATACTCGGTGCATTCTTCCAGAGCTTTGCGGATACCCTGCTGCTGCATGGCCGCCAGCGCATACCGCTGCTTCGTCATCTCGCGCAGCGCCGCGGTGGTGCAGTCCAGCCGTTCGGCCAGGCGAGTGAACATCTTCGCCATATCGATGATCGGCGTGTCGCTGCTCATCGCCTTTGCAAACTGATGACCAACAGCCACCAGCTCTTTGTTGCTGAGTGAATCACTCATGCCCGTACACTCCCGATAATTTTGTGGATCTGATAGCCCTGCCATTTCTGGCGGCAAACGTCTGCAATACTGGGCCGCTGGCACGTCACCGGCATTGGCTTGATGCGCATCTCACCGCCAGGCTGCATGATGTAGACCGGGTGGCGGCGCTGGCCGATATTCTTTACAGCACCAACAGAAACCAGATGCTCGAGCAGGCGACAGGCCTTTTTGCTGTTGCAGCCCAGCAGCTGGCAAACCTGACGAGGGGTGATCTCCCCGCCGTGCTGAATGGCCCGTATGATTTGCCAAAGATTACGACTTGCCATCGGCTATAATCTCCCCGCCTGGCGCAGGCACTCTTTACGCCGTTTGGCGATCCTGGCAACTTCGACAGCACTGCAGGCGATCCCGAACATGTCGGAATACACCGCTGCGGCGCGGCGCCACAGCCCCTTTTCTTCCAGCGCCTTCGCTTTCTGTTCAGCGGCCTGCATCTTCACCGGGTCGCTTTTCTCCTCCATGCACGGAAGGATCACATCCGGAATATCGGCGTGCGGTACCGCCGCATAGGTGTACTGGGCGCGGTTACGGGATCGGGTTATCACCCCATCGTCACTCAGCTCGCGCAGCAGCTTGCCTGCTGTAGCGCCTGACATATCCAGCGCTTCGGAAACGTCGCCGACGGCGCAGTTCGGCTGGTAGCGCACAAAAATCGCCACCTGGTCTCTCTGGGTTAATGGTTTGGTCATTGGTCATCACTCGATTTAGTTGGTTAAACCTGCCGCTTTGCGGCGTTTGTACTCTTCCATCAGCATCTGTGCCGGCGTTGGCCCTGCCGGGTGCTGCGGTGCTGCAAGCTGGCGGCGAATCGGCGGTACCGACAGGCCGTTACTGACGTGCTTGCTCCATTTCGTTAACAACTTTTCTGCCAGTTTTTTAAGTTCCCCCTCTGTCATCTGGCGCTCCACGCCCGTTCTGCGCATCTCAACGCAGATGTGGTACAGCACCGGCTGCGGCCACGGGTATTTGTCGCTGCCTGAATATCGATAGGACTCGTTGCGCCAGCGGCGATACTCACCCATGACACTGTCGGACGTCAGGCCGAAGGCGTTCGCTCCACTTTCCGAAACGAGCGACACGAACTCAGCGAGATCTGGTGGCCAGGTGTTCCCACCCGCGCAGCGCTCCATGCACTGCTGGCAGACCAGACTGATTTGCTGTTCAGTCATCGAACCGATCTGGGCTATCCAGAGCGCCGAAGGCTCCGCCCCATTCTTCTGCGTCCACCGGTTCGAGAATACTTCCCCCATGACCTGCCACAGGCGCCATGCCGTTTCCGTTGCCATCAAGTCCATTGCGACGTCTCCACTCTGCGTGTGCTGACTGAATCTGCTGAACAGCTCTGGATGCTGTAGGCTCTCCCCGAACTCCTGCATTGCCCTTACCTCCGGTTTCCGGTTGTTTTTTCGATCTCACCAGCACGACGTGCCGTGCGAATTTTTGTTCCCACTGGACCTGGGTGAACACCTTCCCCTCCGACTCCCAGTACGATGCGAACTCCGCGAGCTCTGTTGGCAGGTAATCTGGATCAGGCAAAGCTATCCCCCACGTGGCTGCGCGATGGCGGAAATCACGGCTGGGCAACCAGGCGGCACTCATCGTGAATTTGCCGATGGGTTCATCCAGACCGTCAACGTATCGCGGAGCAACGGGTTGTTCTGCTAAACCAGCAACACCAGAATTTTCATTCTCGCCCGCGTTAAGAGAGGGGTTTAAGATCTGTATACTGCTTACTGCTTTCTGGATACCTGATGGCAAAGGGCAAGCCTTATCCTTAGGCAAAGGCATAGCCTTGTCGTATGCCTTCCCCATAGACTCAGACACCCCATAACACGCGGCCTGTAGCGCTACCCATGCCTCCCATTTCAGTTCACACTCGGGCAATAACTCGAAAGCCCGCGCCCATGATTTGATCACATTCACTGAAGCTGGCGGGTTATGTGCCGCCGCCTTAGGAAGCCAAAAAACTCTGGCTTTCAGGTCGGCTTTAACCATGCCTAGAGCTAAGCCTTCGCTTAAGGCAGAGTCGAAGGCTTCCAGCTCCCACCCAAGTTCTTCAGCCAGCGCCGCGCGACCGCCTTTGAATAACCCCGGAATAATCCCGGTGAACGGGCTGGTCAGCAGATAAATAAACAGGCTTTGCCCGCTGGGCGGCAAAGGTGACAACGCGCGAAACTTTGGATCATCCCACATGGTGATCTTCACCTTGCGGTAAGGCTCATTTGTAGCCTTACTTTTAGGCATCGCCTTAGGCAAAGGATTAGGCATACTCACCTCGCGGTTATTAGTCGGAGAACTCATTGGTCAAAACTCGATTACGTAAAAAGTGGTGCAAGTGCCTGGAGGTGAGCTATCACCACACCGGCCAGTTCGCCCGGTAGGAGAGCTGCGTTGGCAAGAAGGTTTTCAAAACCCTCCTTCGCCTGCTTCTTAGTCGGCAGGCCCAGCAACTTCGCCTGATGGTGCTCACCGCACTCTTTAATTGCGTCGGCCACCAGCTCGATATCAGTTTTGCCCTGACGGAGACCATGCTTTCTGGCGATCTCAATCGGCATTGCTACGCTGATCGCATTCGCGAGTTGCATGACGTAAGCCGTGTACTTGCTGGAATTGGTTTCGTTTTTCAGGTAGCGATAAAGGTTCTGTTTGTTCACAGTAATCCCTCGTCCGCCCTCCTTTGCCCACTGTTCGGCCACCAGCTGCGTAACAACGTCCTGCGCCTGGCCCGGGATAGTTGCCTCCCACTCACGAACGGCAGACAGGATCGCGCGATGGCGTGTTGAGTCCCGACGACGATGCTCAATCTGATTTCGGGTTTTCAGCGGAGTGACGTTCTGCCGGTTAAGATGTTCAAACGTTACTGATTGCATGATTAACCTTCCTGATTTGTGGGGAGATCGGTTGGAAACACACTGTCCAGAGAGCACACCGCTCCTAAGGCATTAAGTGTCTCAACGATGGTCCTGCATTCAGACAGACCCGGTTCTCGAAGACCGGCTTCGTAGTTAGATAATCGCGAGCGGCCCCAACCAAGAGCCTCGGCTAGCTGCGATTGCGACAATCCCAATTTCTGACGCTCAATGGCAATGTTGTTCACGGTTTACTCCTACACAGATTTTATGCGTCATATTAGACACGTTTTGTGTCTATCGTCAACCTCAGAATGTGTCAGCTCGTTAGCCACAGAGCGTGGTAATATTTTGGAATGAAATCTATGGCTGAAATTATTGGTGAGAGACTCAGGTCTCTTCGAGAAAGGAAGAAGTTAAGCCAAGCGCAACTATCTAAGTTGTGCGGGTGGTCCACTGCCTCAAGAGTAGGTAACTACGAGGGAGGGCTGAGGAACATTGGTGTCGATGACGCTATTACGCTTGCCAGATACCTTGATACCACTCCTAGTTTTATTCTTTTCGGTGATGAACAAAACAAAGGTCAGGAATTGCCAGAAAAACAACGGCGCCTATTGCTGTTGTTTAATCAGCTCCCCTCAACTGAACAAGATAAAATGATCGATCTCTTCGAAGTGCGACTCAGGGAGATAGACGATTACGTAGCCAAGTATCTACAAGGTAGATATAAACCAGCAGAAGATTAACCCCTTAAACAACCGGCCTTGAGCCGGTTTTTTTATAGCCCACTTAACATCCTTGCTAAGTCTACTTTTCGCTCGCCCTTATCTGTCACCTTTTGTGTTGACAGATAGACACATTGCGTGTCTATAATGATTCCACAAATTCAGTCATCCAGGCAGGACGCCCACGAAGTAGCTGCCGGCGGCATACGAAACACCGGATGAGATGACCAGAGTGTGCTTTGCGGTGAACCAGCTATTTGCTGAGTTTATCGAGTTTTGTAGGCGAAGAAGCGACTGACCAACGCAGCTGGAGCACCAGCAAAGCACACATTAGAAATGCGCAGCAGGCATTAACGTTCCGCCACCCGGCGACAAGGGAAAATGAGAATGAATATGGCAACTAATGAATCCGGCAAAGACATGCTGATCGTCAGTTCAGAGATTCTGGCTTTGATGAAGAGTGAGCTTCAGGCTCGTGGCGTTCCGCCCACTCCAGAGAATTTACGATTGGTGATGGCGATTATAGAGACGTCATTATCTCGATCACTCGGCAACCTTCTTCTCGAATAACTCTTCAAGTTTATCGAAGAGCTTTTCGATATCGCCCATTGGATCTTCGGACTTACTGTATCCCCGCGAAGAAGTCATCGCCGCGGTTTGATAGGCGGTATGTGTTTGGACTGCGATTTGAAGTAAGTGCATAACTTTTTCTTCTTTCGTCATAGCATTTTACCCTCCATGGGGTTACGTGATGGAGTTCTCCACGTGTGAGGTGGAGTTCGTGCGCCGGACACGGGTAAGAATCCGGCAACCCAATGTTAACACAATATTTATTGAGCAAATTACCACTGGAGATAACCATGATCGACCTCGCCCGTATTCCTGTTCGTCAGCAGGCAACTCGTCTTAACTGGGCTGAAGTGCTGTTTCGCAAACTCCGCCGACTCCTGGCGCAGAAAGGCAATCCAGAACTCAACGCATGAGCATGTTCTTCGCCTTAATCATTCCAGTCTGCGCCCTCACCGGGGAATGCTCAGACATCATGCTCGGTCTCTATAAAACCGAAGCCATTTGTGAAGCAGCTGCCGCAGAGCAGCACCTAAAAGGACAGTGTTACCCGTACAAATCGGCTGACGACCAAAAGCCAGCGTTAAATTTTTAATCGAGTTTTGACCAATGGCTGTTGCCAGCCTGATGCCAGGTGCACATGGCATCGTGATGGTAATCCCGCCATCGTAACCAGACAGGAGTCGATGACCTGTTCTGGTTAAATTGGAAAAGTTGTCTTTGCCCGTCACCCGTGGCGGGCCTTTTTTCCGGAGGATTTATGTCAGCGAACGAACTGGCATTGCGATTCAGCAGCGCACCTGCAGAGAAGTTGATCGGCGTTCTGCCGGTTCTCGAAGTCAAAGAGGCGCTGCGCAGTGAAGTTGAAGAGGACGTGCTGGATGAAGTCTGGCAGGAGCATCAGTTTGAAATAGAAGCTGTTGAGGAGCAGACCGAGGAGGCGAACCGTTTGGCGCAGAAGTTTGAACTGGTTGCTGAGACGTTCGGTACGGCGATAAAGCTGGCGCTGACCCTTCCATACGGCGAAGCGATTCAGGTTCTGCAGGATGCCATTGAAGATAACCCTGGCTACGGCCGGGAACCGGTGAAGGGATAGACCATGGAATTTGGAATGAAACGAGTGATGGCATCTGTCCAGGCCGTTGCAGTTCTGGAAAGAATCTACCGCGGAACGCCTGTACCGCTCGCCACACTGAGTAAAGAAATGAAGCTCTCGGTTTCTTATCTGGAGCAAATTTTCAAGCGGTTGCGCAGCGGCAACCTGGTGACCTCGCACAGAGGGCCCGGCGGTGGTTACAGCCTTCGTGAAGGTGATATCTCAGTTTCAGCAGTAATCCGCGCAGTAAGCAAGATCCCGTCGAACACCACGTTCGACCCTGTGCTGGATGCGCTTGATGGCGTGCTTGTCTCCCAACTGGCGAAAAAAACCAGCGTCCAATAAGCACAAAACCCGCGCAAGGCGGGTTAAGTACCCGGTCAGCCGACCAAAGCTTTCCGGAATCGAGTTTTGACCAATGACCACTACCCAAGGCGGCGATCATCAGCTGTTGGGTATCTTACACCCAAATGAGGCTCCAAGATGGAATTTTTTTATCATATTAAGGCGACCCAGAAATCCGGAAAACCTGACGGCGTTCTGTGGTTTACAGCCAAAACCGAATCGCGTGCGGCGCTTCAACTGGATGTCGAGCTGGAAGATGCTGGCATCGAAACCGGCCGCGGTAAAGATTACCTGAAGCCGGTCCGCACCGATTTCCCGGTCTTTAATGATCTGCCGGAAGAAAGCACCATCGATTACACCTGGTGCGAGCGATACACCCTGGCCGACGACCAGCGCACCTGGAACGTGATCACGGGCGTCGCATTTCAGAGCGAAACCACCATTGCCCCGAACAGCGCCACCAGCGATGAGAATCAGCCTGCCGTGCCGGTAACCTCCACTGACACCGCAGACGCTGGCAACACTTCCCTGCTTGAAAATCGCACCCCGGCTGTCCGCTTCGCCGTCCATCTGTTGGGTGACAAATACCTTTCGGAGATCAGCCAGGAGCAGCAAATCGTCGCCAACGAACTGGCGGCCGATGAGGCAAATGTTTACTTCCAGAACCTGCTGCAGGCCAAAAATGACATAGCTGATATTGGCGATCTCAGCCTGCATGCCGAGTGGAAACTGGTGCAAGCCGTCAAAGACGTTTTCCCGCAGGACAAAGAACACGAATCCGCGCTGCTGGCCGCCTTCATGTCGGGCTGGATTAAAGCCGATGATCGCAACCAGCTGGTAGAGGACTGGAAGAGCGGCAAGCTTCCAGCCAAGGATGAGGCCCCAAAATCTCTGTATGAGCACGGCCTGAAGATCAGCGAACACGATGATGGTGGTGCCCACTACCCCGTTTGCAAAATGCCTTTCCGCAAACAGCTGTTGGCCCAACTGATGGTGGACGAACTGCGCCATCACATCTCCCGCAGCGAGAATGCAGAGCTGCACGCGCTGGAAATGGATACCGACAACGGCTATGTCCAGGATCTGCTGCTCGCTGCTGAAAATTTTGCAGAAGTGAAGGCTTTCGATACCAAAGACCTGTGGCATTATACCAGCGCAATTCGCAAAGTGTTCAGCATGGACAAACGCCATGAACTGGGCCTGCTTTTACAGTTCACAAAAGCCTTTGTGGCCACTCCATACATCGACCGTGGGATCCTTACGCGCGAATGGGCCGCCGGCAATCGCATTAACCTTGTGCAACGCACTGACGCCGGGACCAGCGCCGATGGCGGGTATATCACTGACCGCGGCGAAGGAGTACACCACACGCTGGAGACCCTCGATCTGGAGATCGCCTGCGCCCTGCTGCCGATGAACTTCAACTATCGCGAAATCCCGGGCAGCATCGCGCGCCGTGCCAAAGAAATTATTGCGAACAAAGAAGAGCCCTGGAAATCGTGGAGCAAAATTCTGCGCAATCAGCCTGGCATTCTGGCGGTCAACCGTACGGCCATCTTCAACCTGGTGCGCATCGCGCCGGAGAATATTCACCTTACACCTGCTGCTCACCTTGAGTTCGTTAACCGGACGATGACAGCAGAATTCAATGCGGCAACCGAACTACTGCCGATCCCGACACCCGCCGCACCCGTTGAGAATGAAATTGCCATCAATCCTGCAGATGAAAAATCTTCTCGAAACCCCCTCTGCACTCACGAGGAAAACTTGCAGCGCGTACGTGAAGAGGGAGCACGCCGTCGTGCGGATGAGGCTACCTGCCAGCCGCAGGTCGCGAACCTCGGCGGTGGCGTATCCACCATCGATGGCCTGATGAACGAAAAACAAACAGAAAATGATGACCGTTCACCGGTTAATGAGGAGACCACCAGCGATGTGCAGATGGAAGAGACTAACCCGGCGAAAGGAGAAAGTGTTGGCGCGGTTCCAGCAGGCGAAAGCGCTGATGCAACTGCTGCGCAAACAGATGCCGTAGCGGGAACCATCTGCACTGGCTGTGGTACCGAAGGTGGCGGCGGTTGCTCTGACTGTGGCGCCGCGGTTGGCGATGCAACCTATGCAGAGATGGAAGAGGATCTGAAAGAGGAACTGGAGGCACTGGGGGCTGATACCTCAAATCCGGAAACCATGTTCACGCACCTGATGGTGGATCTTGAAACCATGGGCAAAAAGCCGGGCGCGCCGATTGTTTCAGTGGGGGCCGTATTCTTCGATCCGTCCAGCGGGAAAACCGGCGCTGAATTTTACCAAGTGATTAACCTCGAATCGTCGATGTCCTTCGGAGCCAGGCCGGACGCCAGCACCATCCTCTGGTGGCTGAAGCAATCGCCGGAAGCCCGATCTGCAATCGTGGTGGATGACACGGTCGGATTGGTAGAAGCGCTGGAACAGTTCCTCGATTTCATTGCTGAAAACGCGGCTAACGGCTCAAGGACCGTTCAGCTCTGGGGGAATGGTAGTTCGTTTGATTGTTCACTTCTGGAGGCAGCATTCGAGTTGGCCGACACGCTCTTCCCGATCCCGCACTGGAACTACCGGGACGTGCGTACCGTCGTCGAACTGGGCAAAGCTGTTGGGCTGAACTCTCGATATGAAATCCCTTTTGAGGGTGACCAGCACAATGCTCTGGCTGACGCTCGCCACCAGGTCAAATACGTTTCGGCTATCTGGCAGCGCCTGACAGCAATCTGATTTCAGTTTTTCAGCCAATGGCCCGTTTCTGGGCCATTATGAGGTAAAGCATATGATCCAGATGTTAACTCTCGAAGAGTGGGCCGCTGAAAAATACAGAAGCAACCCTCCAAGCTTGTCGACACTTCGACGTTATGCGAAACAGAACCAGTTTTCTCCACCAGCAATGAAGCAGGGCCGCTTATGGCGCGTTCGTGAAGACGCTGAGTTGGTAGGAGAACTGGCAGCACCGATAGTTAAGAAGAACGACTCCATATTGCTGCAAAGGATTTTGAACGATGGCTGCCAGACCACGTAAAAACAATGTTTCTGTACCGAACCTTTACCCTCTCTACAGCAGGAAGGTGAACAAGATTTACTGGCGCTATAAACATCCAATCACCGGCAAGTTCCATGCGCTGGGCACTGACGAAGTTGAGGCCATTGCGATTGCTACAGAGGCAAACGCGCGCCTGGCGGACCAAAGAACCAGGCAAATTCTTGCGATTAGCGACAGAATCGCCACCAGCAAGGGTAAAGCGATCACTGTATCCACATGGCTGGATCGATACTGGAAGATTCAGGAAGAACGTCTGGCGGCGGGTGACATCAAGCTGAACACATTCAAACAGAAAACCAAACCGGTTTCGTTGTTGCGAGAGCGGGTCGGTATGAAGCTGTTACCATCGGTGGATGTTCGCGATATTGCTCAGTTGCTTGATGAATACGTCACGGGCGGCCAGCCGAGAATGGCCCAGGTCGTAAGAACTGTGCTGGTTGATATTTTCAAAGAAGCTCAGCATGCGGGTGAAGTTCCTCCGGGTTATGATCCAGCATCAGCAACTAAAAAACCCCGACGAAAAATTACCCGCCAGCGCCTGAGCCTTGAGGAATGGCAGAAGATATTCGAGATTGCAGACAGCAATCATCAATATATGGGAAATGCGATGCTTCTGGCCCTGGTAACGGGCCAGCGCCTCGGGGATATTTCGAATATGAAATTTAGCGATGTCTGGGATGATCACCTGCATGTGCTTCAGGAAAAAACAGGGAGCAAAATTGCCATCCCACTTTCGCTTCGCCTGAACGCTATAAACTGGAGCTTGCGCGACATAATATCACGCTGCCGCGATTATGCCGTCAGCCCCTATCTGGTTCATTTTTTCAGAGCTACCTCTCAAGCAGAGCGTGGTGCCCAGGTCAAATCTAATACATTGACAACGAATTTCAGTAAGGCACGCGATAAAGCTGAGATCCCGTTACAAGAAGGCAAGACCCCTTCTACTTTTCACGAGCAGCGATCCTTAGCGGAAAGATTATATAAAGCGCAGGGGGTGAACACGAAAGAACTCTTGGGGCATAGGTCCCAGCAGCAGACCGACGGCTATCATGATGACCGTGGGAAGGACTGGACGACGATTGCGATATAG